TCTTGGAAATACTTAATATCAGTGATTTCTCCTAAGTTTTGTCCACCTGGAAGTGTAGTAATCTCAGTTCCTCTACCCCCTTCTCTTCTTGGAAGCCAGAAATCTTCCAACATTGACATGTATTTCTTATCATCTCTGATCTCTCCAGTGTCAGCATTATATACTAACTTATTTCTATACCTCATCATTACGTCTCTGAGGTATTGTTCTGCCTTAACTTTAGGAAGATTACCTACATCAATGTAGAATATTCTTCTTTCTGGTGCTCTTGATAGTCTGTATATAACCAAACTATCCTCAATCATTCTAAGTTGATTGACTGCTTTAATTGCTTTATGTAAGTAAGATAAGGTTGATCCCTTGTTTCTATCTACTAATCCACTGGTGCAATATGCAACAGAATCCCTAGTCATCTTAATTCCTTTATTTCCACCAGTCATTGCTGATGGCATTTGAGATGGGAAAGTTGACTTGGGACTATAAACAAAATACTCTTCAATCTCAGGAAACTCATATTCCATAGGATTGTCATTATTAATATTAGCCATTCTGGCATCTTTATCTTGCTTCTTCTGCTGCCTTACATAGCGAATTTTCATCGCATCAATATATCTTAATTCTACTATGCCCTCTTCGGGCTTCTTCATATCAATTACTTTATGATAATGTATTCTGCCATCTATATACCAATTTCTATAAATCTCATGTGCTTTCTTGTCAAAATCTAAAAGATCTTTAACAGCTTTAAATTCTTCTCTAATTTTTTTCTTAATACCATCACTAGCATTGAGATTAGATAACTCAATTTCTACTGGTGAATCATTTGTATCAGAAACTATTGCTTCTTGTATAATATCTTCTATTGCACTATCACACTCTGGGTGAAGTGCCATTTCTCTATATCTTTTGATTAAATCAAATTCAGTCCTATAAATTCCTTCAATATCTACATACGAACCAAAAAAACCACTAGTTAAGTAGTGGTCCGATCCATCAGCATTATTCTGAGGGACGGGAGATACCACACCTGGTGGTATCTTTTCCGTATCCTCTATTGAAAATCCAAATAACCGTGCCATTATTAAAAGTTAACCTTTATAATCTATTTAGTCAGAATTTAGAACTATGATCCTAGTCTCTCATTTTTCTGAGTCTTAGCCATAGGATACCAGTATTGTACTTGGAAGTCAACTGTAAACTCTTCAATAGTGTCTGATGAATCATAAGAAAGATCAATGTTAGACACTGTAGATGGCCAAATATCTTCAAAGTGATATTGAGCAAGTACTGGAGCTTTAGGTGAAATACCTCCTGTTCCTTCATTTACAGAAGTAGCTCTACCTAATTGGTAAACTTTTGCTTGTCCCATATAATCACCTGGACTAGCTGTTCCTGATGCATCCCCATATTGACCAATATGCTGCATCCAGTTTTGGAATGTCCTATAAGAAACGAAGTCTTCATCATTAATAACAGTAATAGTCCATGCTTCAATGGTTCTATCACCAGCTACTTTGAAAGTTCTTCCTCTAAAAGGAACATCAATATTTGCTATATTGGAAGCTGGAAGAGATGCTGCTTTACATAAAAAACGAAAAGTTTCTTGCTTACCTGCTTCACCAATAGTTTCGGTACCATTATTAATACTCAGCATGTTCTTCCTAATAGAATCTGGAAGACCCATCTCAACTTCAAACAAGTTGGGGCGAGCACCACCCCCAACCAGTCTGCTTTTGAACTGAGATAAAGTTCTTGTGTCTAATCGTGTTGCCATTTGTGATTAATCTCCTTGTGTGTATTTAGATATTAAAATTAAACTCTGCCAGCCACTTCTTCAAAGCTAACACCAGTTCTGGTGGCAACGAAGGTTAGTGTGACATAGTTGATTGACTTGGCAGGCTTCAAGAAGATGTCTGCTCTAAATTCATTGTTATCAATAATATCAGGAGTGTTATTTGTTTCATCACAAATGACTAGGAATCCATAAAGACCCCTCTTTGCTTCCACATCTCTTAGATATGGTTCAACAATGTTAACAAA